CAGTCTGGACTGATGAAACAATCAGGGAAGCATATAATGATTATGCTGAACAAGGCATGGGTGTATATAGGGCTTGGCAAGAGCAAGGAAATGACACGACTTATTTTGTTAGAGATGAATTAAAAGATAAAAGAATTAAAGTTAACTTATGGGATGATAGTGGAAGTGGTGAAACTGGAATAGTAGTTTATGCTGGATTTGATGCTAAAGGAGAATTAGTTGTTTGGGATAGCGCATCTTATCCTAGTATTGGAACAACTGCTGATATATCTAGATTTAATTATAATGAATTTGAAGGTAATATTCTTTGGTTCATGGATGAATTAGTTGGAATGGAATCTGACTGGATACAAAATGCTTCACCTGGAATTGAAGGCAATACTGCTTATGGCTATGTACAATTTACTGAGGATAGTGTTGAGACTGCTGTAAATAGATACATTGGACATTTAGAAAGATTTAATGAACGATCAGCTGACCGTGGTTGGGAACCATATTCTATTAAAAAGGATGAGATTCTACCTACTCCTGAATGGTTAACAACACTTAAAAATTCTACTAAGACTCATGAAGAAAAATTAGATGCATTAACATATGATGAAATGTTAGCTTTAGCATTTGTACATTTACATAGTAAAGATTCAAAAGATTCTAATTTTGTATTGTTATCTCGAGGTGATATATACGCATCAAAAGAATTATATAAAAATAATCATCATACTAATCCAGATGAAGCAACATTAACTAGACTGGAAAGTTTCTTCCCTTGGCGTAAACAAAATATCTATGAAGCTGCTTTTGCTGTTATTACAACGGAAATTTGGATGAAGAAATCTTGTGGTTCACCACAGGATGTACAGATAAAAACAGCTGATGATGTTATTAATATACTTAGCTCGAAGCTTAATATCTTAAGCGGGGATGATTTATTCAATGATTTTCAGAATCAGGCAGGTGTTACAGTTACTTCTGTAACTCAACAAGTCCATCCATTATGGATGTCAGCTGGAACTTATAGACCATATACAGATTGGCATACGGACTTAACCAATCCACCAGGTATTGCAATACCAGGTAATACAGTTAACCTTAAAGCATTCAAACGTGTTAATTATTCTGGCGATATTGGTTATTATTATTATAGAGAAAATGGTGATACTATATGGTTACAAAATTTTAAGGATGAATTAAATAATAATGCTGCTCTTTATGACTTTGATGAATTGTATAATACTATTGATAATTGGAATCTTAGGGTAAATACATATTTAATAGATTGGTGGATATATAATATTAGAGGGACTTCTGTTTATCAAAGGGGGACATCTGTTAATGGTTGGTTTGATTTTATTACACCTAACAATCCCTATGGGTTTGCACACGCATTTGGAATATCAAATGGATTTAACTGGTATAACACAACTATACATCCGAATGGTATTTGCGTGATAGGCATGTCTACTCAACCCAGTACTAGAGGACAATTTGCCACTATGTTTCATGAAGCTGGTGGACATGCTATACATAACAACTTGGCTGATGGTTGGGCTGGTGGTACCGTTCCTGGACCAGCGGGAATTAGTAATGAAATATTATTAAGTGATAGCCAAACTAGAGCCTTATTAACACTTTATCAAAACTATAAAGCGGATGAAGATGCTAAAATTGCTGCAATTACTGGTGGAGTGACAACTGCGTATCGTGATAGAGTTTTCGATCACCTACCAATGGGAAATATTAGAGCTCTAGGTCTGTATTCCGCCATTCCAGAACCAGGTGAAACAGCTGAAGAAGCAATCGCGCGGAAAGAAATAGAGGAAGAATTCTTAGCTAGAATTTATTCAATAATGGCAACAAATAAATGTATTACATTTAAGGATGATATATGGCCTGTTATGAAAGGGGTTTCACCTGATATAGCTAATATAATTGATATAGATATGGCGACAGCCATAGACCAATTAATGTTAAATGAAATGGGATTAAATAAGAGAGGTATAGTTTGACCCGCAGAGCTTATAATATATAAATAATACATAGATATAAGGAAATGAAATGGCAAAACCAACTACAAGAGCTACATTACAGGAATATTGCTTAAGAGCTTTAGGCTCTCCAGTGATTGAAATTAATGTAGACGATGACCAAATAGAAGACCGCACTGATGATGCAATACAATTCTACCAAGAATTCCATTCAGATGCTGTCATTCGTACATATTTAAAGCATGAACTTACTGCTGCGGACATAACAAATAACTATATCACAGTAAGTGATAACGTTACGGCTGTTATGCGGATGTTAAGCGGTGGTCAATCATCTGGTAGCTCTTTATTTGACATGGGTTATCATATGAGACTTAATGATGTCTTTATGATACAAGGTTTGCAAACTCAAATCCAAACATATGAACAATCANTACANCATTTATCTTTAATTGAACATAGTTTAAATNCAGAAGAGCATTTAAGATTTAGTAGACATATGAATAGACTTCACATGGATGAAGGCTTTGGAGATTTAGCTGCTGGTAGTTTTATAGTGATTGAGGCTATGTCTATTATTGACCCAACAGCATACGCTGATGTATATAATGATTTATATTTAAAAAAATATCTTACAGCATTAATCAAACGCCAATGGGGTGGAAATATGATGAAGTTTGAAGGCTTCCAACTTCCAGGTGGTATAACAATGAATGGACGCCAAATGTTTGATGATGCCATAGAGGAAATTCAACAATTAGAAGAAGAATGTAGGTTGACATGGATGGCTCCAGACAACTTTTTAATGGGATAATAAATGGCTACTTCAGTATACTTTTCAGGCGCTGTACAATCTGAACAGAACCTTTATGAGGATTTGGTTTTAGAGAGTATAAAAATATTTGGACAAGATGTTGTCTANATTCCGCGTGAGCAAATCTATGAAGATGCATTATTAAATGAAACATTAAATCAATATCGTCACGCCTACCCAATAGAAATGTACTTAGAAAACGTCGATGGATTCGAGGGTGATGGTAATCTATTAGGGAAATTCGGCTTAGAGATTAGAGACCAAGGTACATTTGTTGTACCTAAGAAGCGTTGGCATAGTGTTGTAGGTGAAAATTTAGCTGATTCATTTGGAAACCAGGTCACGAGCTTGCCCTCAGAGGGTGATTTATTATGGATGACAATGACCAATAGGCTGTTCGAAATAAAGTACGTAGAGCCTAAGCTACCGTTCTATCAGTTGGCCCACCTTCCAGTTTACACTTTAACGGCTGAATTATTTGAATATAATGACCAAAATTTTGATACGGGCTGGCCTGAAATAGATAACATAGAATTAATAAATGCTAACTCATATAGCTATACTACAACTGCAGCGGCCGATTCGAACCCTTTTGAAATTGGTGAGTACGTTCATCAATGGACTGGAACTACTGATGATAATGCCACAAACATCAATATTGTTGGCAAAGTAGCGGCCTTTGAAAAAGTGGATACAGAGACTTATACTACTTTAATTGTATCCCCACATCAATCAACAAATGGTGATGGAACCTTTATGCAACCAGCTGTTCATGCCACAAGATTACTTGTCGGTCAAAAATCTGGTTCCTCAAGGGAGATTACTGTTGACTTAACAGGTACCACTAAGACTGAATATAACTTGGATGTATATGCAGACAATGATGAGTTTGAATTAGCTGGTGATAGTGTTATAGACTTCACAGAAGCTAATCCATTTGGAGACCCATAATGTTTGATAATTGGTGGTATCATGAATCAACTCGTCGGATGGTCTCGGTATTTGGCTCTATGTTTAATGACTTAGAGGTCCATAAAAGAGATTCAGCTGGGAAGGTATTAGCAAAAATTAAAGTACCTTTAAGCTATGCTCCTAGACAAAAAGTTATTGCGCGGTTAAATGAACAAACAAGAGACCCTAATATAGCTATGAAACTTCCACGCATATCCTTTGAAATTACTTCAATGGATTATGATGCAAATGCACGCGTATCTAAACATAAAAAATATACAAAGGTTGTAGTAGGTGATACATTACAATTAAGTAAATTAGGTGCACCAGCCGTATATAAGGTTGGATTTGAATTAAATATTCTAGCTTCAACTCAAGATGAAGGTCTACAATTGTTAGAACAGATACTTCCAATGTTCCAGCCAGAATATACAGTAACTATAAAGGATGTTCCAGATATGGATTTATCCACCGACACTCCGATAGTTTTAGAGAGTGTCACCTTAAATGATGATTATGAGGGTGATTTAGTCACGAGGAGAGCTATAATATATACGTTACAGTTTGGAACTCGCATTCGTTATTACAGAGGTTTAGGAAAGAGTAAGCAAATTCTCGAAACAGAAGTTGACTATTCAGAAAATGTTGACCCAACAACTCATAAATTTGAGAGACAGGCGATAGACGGTACAACTACTAGCGATGGTGCTGGTGGTTATAAAGAACCGTATACCGAAACAATCAACTTTTTTGACACTGACGTATAGGAGATGTTATGGCTTACCAATTTAAAGCGAAATTAATTAAAGTCGTTGATGGAGATACCATTGATGCAGATATAGATTTAGGATTTGATATATTCATGAGAGATAGGATTAGATTAATGGGTATAGATACTCCTGAGAGTAGAACAAGAAACTTAGCAGAGAAGTCATGGGGAATGGCCGCAAAGCATAGATTGATAGAATTATTAGCAGAAGCTGATGGAGAATTTACTTTGCATACACAAGAGATGGCTAAAGGTAAATTTGGTAGAGTACTTGGGACAATTATGATTAACGGTAAAGATGCTAATCAAAGTCTTATGGACGAGAAATTTGCTATACCTTATGAAGGCGGTAATAAAGATGAAAGCCGAGCTAAGTATGGAGTAGTAGAATTATGGAATACACATTATGAGAACCCACAAGAACACGATGACGACCATGAACATGGAGATGAACCAGAGGGAATTGACTGGCACGCATAACAAAGTTGATAAGGATTACGAAGACGTAAGAAAACAACTATTTGATTTAGCTGAGCAAGGGGATGAAGCAATTGAGCTTATGCTTGAACTTGCTAGAGAGTCAGAACATCCGAGAGCCTTTGAGGTACTTGGTCAGTTAATTAAAAACAATGCTGAGATAGGTGAAAAGATTCTTAAACTTCATAAGAGTAAAAAAGAAGTTGATAAAGATGATATGCCGGCACTCCCAGATGGAAATACAAGCAATGTATTTATTGGCTCTACAGCAGAGCTGCAAAAAATGTTGCGTGATGAGATAGTAATAGAACAAGAACCGGATTTATTTAAAGATGGCTAAACAGTGGGAGAGCATGTACTTAGGCAATCCGAATGTTCGGGGAGCTGATGTAGAACATGCATGGACTAAACCAGAATTAGTTGAATATAATAAATGTCTTAATGACCCTAATTATTTTGCTGATAAATACTGTAAAATAATCCACCTTGACAAAGGGTTAATACCTTTTAATCTATATCCATATCAAAAGGAAATGTTTACTTCTTTTGAAGCTCATAGATTTAATATTGTTCTTGCTTGTAGACAAAGTGGTAAATCAATTGCTGCTGTAGCTTATCTTCTATGGTATACGATTTTTAAAGGTGAACAAGTAGTAGGTATTCTAGCTAACAAAGAAGCTATTGCAAGGGAAATGCTTGGTAGGATTACTCTTATGTTAGAGCATCTTCCATTCTTTTTACAACCTGGCTGTACAACTCTTAATAAAAAATCAATTGCATTTTCTAATAACTCAAGAATAGTAGCAGCTGCTACTTCCTCAAGTTCCATTCGTGGTATGTCACTAAACTTAGTATATCTTGATGAGTTCGCTTTTGTAGATAATGCTACAGAATTTTATACTTCAACATACCCAGTAATTTCTTCTGGTAAAACATCTAAAATTATTATAACCTCAACTGCCAATGGTATAGGTAACATGTTCCATAAGCTATATGAGGGAGCTCTCCAAGGAACAAATGAATTCACATCATTACGTGTAGACTGGTGGGATGTACCTGGAAGAGATGAGAAATGGAAGAAGATGACTGTAGATAATACTTCCCAACTGCAATTTGACCAAGAATTTGGTAACTCATTCCATGGTACAGGTAATACATTAATATCAGCTGATATATTATTAGCTTTAAGAGCAAAGGAACCTGAGGAAATAATTAATGGTATAAAGATATGGGAACAACCTAAGGAAGGACATAATTATTTAATGTTTGTGGATGTATCTAAAGGTAGAGGACAAGACTATTCCACATTTACAATTATAGATGTTAGTACAAATCCATTTGTTCAGGTATGTACATACCGAGATAATATGATGTCGCCTTTATTATTCCCTGACTTATTATTTAAGTATGCTACACACTATAATGAATGCTATGTCGTGGTTGAATCAAATGATGCAGGCCAAGTTGTATGTAATGGTTTATATTATGATTTAGAATATGAGAACGTATTTGTAGAGAGTATGATTAAAGCTAATGCTATTGGTGTAACAATGACTAGAAAAATTAAAAGAATGGGTTGTTCAAACATAAAAGATATAATGGAACAACACAAGTTAGTAATAAATGATGAGGAAACCATAAGAGAGATGAGTACATTTGTATCAAAAGGTTCTTCTTATGAGGCTGACCACAATGCACATGACGATTTAATGATGAATTTAGTTATGTTTGGGTGGTTCACATCTACCCCGTTCTTTGCTGAGTCAACAGATATTGATTTAAAACATATGTTATACTTAGAAAAGGTTAAACAATTAGAAGATGAGGTAATACCAATAGGTAATATGCCATCAAAAGAAGTGGAACATCCGTTTGGAACTGGGTGGCAAGTATGGAGAGGTTGAATATTATAAATAAGTATATTGAGAAAATGTCTTATTATGAAATCTTATAACAACATGACAAGGGAGATATAAATGGCAAGTCTAGTTTCACCTGGCGTACAGGTAAAAGAAATCGACTTAACTAACGTCGTACCGTCTACATCATCAACTGTTGGAGCCATAGCAGGAAGTTTTGCTTGGGGTCCATGTGATGTAATCACTACCGTGAGTAGCGAAACGGAGTTAATCAACAAATTTGGAAAGCCAGGAGCGGAGACT